CCATTACGGACTGGTAAGAAGAGAATTAACTCTCATCACTCCGATCATCTTGTGTGTATAATTCCATATTAGGTGATAGCACTTCTCAATAACTTGATCCAGAAAGGAAAGGTCCTTTAACCATATCTTTTAAGATAGGCGTGGACATTGAATCATATTCAAATCCTTTTGAAACAGGCTTTGAATAATGAAATTCAAATTTTTCCACTTTATCAAGTAATGAGTAAGCCTCAACCAGAGTTACCTTAGAAGTTTTTGCATGAAAAATATTAAGTTTTTCAACTTCATCTTCTAATTCATATGGATCCATAGACGGATTAAAATTCTCTTCAAATCAACCCTGAATTTGGGCTAATTGAAGTGAGCTAATCGGTCTAGGTGTAATATTATAATCTGATTTAACTTGAAGGAATTCAAGGAAATTAGAATTATAAATAAAACCATCCATAGAACTAACCTGTCTAACAAGAGAATTGGCCATTTCGGCCATATTATCCATATAGACAGAGGTTAGGGAACGAGATTTGTAGAGAGCTGTTTGAAGAACAGTAGCCGCTATAAACGGTTCATTTTCTTCAGTTCATTCTCTACGATCTTCAAACTTTGATAGAGGGACAACGTCTTGGTCATTAACAAAATTAATAATCTGGGATAGTAATTGACGCACTGGAACACCAAATAAATGGTCTTCCATGTTGTACTCAACCCCTTTTAAAGGGTTTACAACTGCGTCTAATACACTTTTCCGCTCTTTCTTATAGAAATCTATAAAAAGACTGAAAAGTCCTAGTGTACCAACAGACAACTGTCAAATAGAATTATTATTTTTATCTAATTTAGAAAAATTAGTTAAATAAAACTCCATAACAGATGGCGCGGTAACTAGTTTTAAACGAATTCACTGAAAAAGGTTGGCAACTCTTGATGAAAGAGTTACACCAGCCCTAACCTGTGAAAAGTTTAACCCAGATATTAGATCTGTGGAATAACTAGTACGTTTAGCAAACTCAAAAACAGGAGAATTATGAGAAACAATAGATTTAGACAAATTAATGTCTACACCTATATCTTTCATTATCTCTAGATATGAATTAGCTAATTGTCTATCAAAGATGACGATGTCATCTCCAAGAACCTCGTATCTATCTTCTCATTCAAAAGAATATCCAGCCAGCTGTGAGGCTAACTGAGCTATTCAGTGATGAGTGATAGCAAGACCTGCTCAACTTGATAGAGCTCCCATAGGTTGTCCAACGGAATAACGAATAGTAGATGGATCATCGCTAAACGCGAAGTCCCTATCAACTAAAAATTTTGATCAACTTGCTCCAAAATCAATTTGGAACAGTGAATCAAAAACGTTACCTGTTAAGACAACTGGAAGTCTATCAGTTGCTGCGGACAAATCATAACTATAAGCACAGTTATACTTAATTGCCTTATTTTGGCATCTAAGTACAGCTGCATCTTGGTCAAATGTTCCATCATTGGGAAGTTCTCTTAGAATAGAAAATAAACCATTATGAAGTGGTTTAAGAACTGTCTGAGAGATGGAATCAACTAGAGCAAAAACTCTAAGTTTTCCAGCAGCTTCCTTTTTGATAGATAATTGACCAAATGGAAGAGTGAAATTTTCCTTATGAGGGAGATTATATCATTCGAGTGAAGATACAATATCAACACCTGAACGAAATCTTTCAATAAAGGGATTAATATTTCATTTTCTTCCAATACAGTTAAGATAATCCATCATATTATTTAAAGGTGAACTGGGATGCTCATAAAGAGCAATATCAGTCAGTATTCCCAAATAACTCGTAGAGTTACTTGGAGAAGCTTTAGAAGATAGATGGAAGTCCCGAGGAGCAAGGTTTTGTTTTGAGGCCAAGTCTAATAGAGACTTTGGTCAAGTTCAAGAATAAGCTAATCCGTTATAAGAACCCAATTTAGATTGGTTTCCTGTAAAAGGATTAGTTATTGTTTCTAATTTCAGTTCTCCTGGTATAGAAATAATTCTATACAAAGAGAACAACGAATGTCAGAAACGAAAAAGATTAGGATTACCTTTCCTCATCATTTCACGGTCCAAGCGATTTATGATCGCAGGGCATCCGTTAATGAGACGAGGAAGAGGAAGATTCTTTTCAATTTCTCTTAAACTTATCAATTTATCACCTCCACGTCATTTTTGAAGAGCAACTGCACAGGCCTTAAGTCACTTTACAGTGAACTTAGGACCATGGTGTTTTGTCATCTTCATAATGAATTGAATGAAATTATGAGCAATACGCAGACGACCGGAGATCCCTCCAATTTTATTCATACATAGAATAACAATTTTAAGTATGTCTAATTTTAGAGTAGTAAGAAGGGTTCTATAGTTTGGAAGAAATTTCTTTTCAACTATATTACCATTCTTATCTAAGGGAAGCATCTTTAACTCTCTTCTTACTCTCTTTCTAAGTGAAAGAATGGCTTTTAAAGTCATATTTTTCATAAAGGTTGAAAGTAACTGGTTAATTCCAGTGAATAGAGTCACCATCATCAGAATTACAAGGGGTTCTAACCCTAAACTAATTATTTGGTAGATTTGGTTATTCCAAATAAAAGGGACCGAGCTTATCGGTTCCCCGGAATGCCTAAAGTTAACTAGGAATATCGAAATATTCTGTTGTTAAACAATATCGGCTCAACCATTTGCATGGAGGGGAACATATTATCCAAA